CTGACATGCCCATTGATACCGTAATGAACGGCATTGCTGATAACAGCCGCAAGGCGCTCGATGAGTATTTCCGCACGGAGCATGATCTGATTGCTCCGCAACTCAACCACCTCGCTGAGAGCGCTCTACAATCACGGGACTTGATGAGCTACGTCACTGTAAGCGAGCAGGGCGTGGACGCACTCAGAGCGCTTGTAGAAGCGTCTGGGAGCTATTTCCTGTCGTCAGTCTTCACGCAGGGACTTCGCGACAACGCGCAGATCAAAATTGACGCGCAGTTGATCATTCTTCGGGCGGAAACAACCGCCAAATTGCAGAAGGTCAACATACAGACGGGTCGCATTATGGCCATGACGGGTCTGAATGATCCGTCCTATCTTGATACAATGGGCAGAGCCGTGCCGCTGGAGCGTCACATTCGAAACATCTCCCGGACAAACATGCTGTCGGTGCAGAACGAGGCCGTTCTTCTTGCAATGGGTCTGGCAGGGCACCGCTTTGCCAGAATGCGCAAGACAGACAAGACCGGTGCTGTGGTGGATGTCGCACGTATCTCTCTTGTGACCTCTGGCATTGCGCCGACATACGCAGAGGTGCGCCAGCGCATTCTGCACCCGAACTCAACAACCTGGATTGATCTGGAGCCCGAAAATGTTCACGCCTAATCTGAACGGCACTACATTTCGTCTCAAGGGGCATGATCTACACGGTGAGCCCAGTTGGTCATCCGGACGTAATTGTCCATTTGCGATGGTGAATTTCGGCACAGAAAGACAGAAAACCTCGGTGCGTGCGGACAGCTCTGCGTCTCGCGGATCCGCTGATGAGCGCGTGATGCCGATGGGCAAGATCCTGGTCGCGGTTTTCGTTGCAGATGGCATCAGAATAGGCGACAGGTTTGAGTTCGGCGGCCGTCGCTTCTCTGTTATGTCAAAGCATGATCGGTATAGCGTCTTGGGTCGGCTTGATCATTACGAAATCGACATCGAACTGCTGCCGTCATGAGGGGCGCCCTGAAGGTCACGGGTTTGAATGCGGTGCGCAACATGCTGCGCAGTGTCGGAACAGGTGTTCCTGATACAGCTCGCGGACAGATGAAGCGGTCTGCAGATCGGATCGTTAAACGTGCTCGGCTTTATGTTCCTGAAGACGAAGGTAGTCTGAAGAACTCCATTCGCATCGAGAAGACCTACGGCGACCGCGGTCGCCTGGAGATCGACATTGTGGTGGGTGATATGACGGTCATCAAATACGGAAAGCGCATCGTGGATCTCAACCAGTATGCCGCGATCATCCATGAGCGCTACGAGGCTATGAACCCCGGAAAGAATACACTGCGTAAGCGATCGGCCAATCCCGGCATCTACATTGGTGAGGGGTTTCTGACGCGCGCCGCGGAAGAAGAAGAGGCGCCCTTGCAGCGCAACATCGTCGAGGCGGTCACAAACATCATTCATCGTGGGAGTATTGGCAGATGATCTTTGACATTCTTGTGGAGAAACTCGCCGCGGCTGGCTTCATCGGTGGTCGCACTGTTTTCATCGGCACAATGCCATCAGGTATCGAATATGGCGTCGAGCTGCGTGTGCCGTTGATCGGCATCGCCATTGATCCGTATATCCCCAGCCGTCACGCCACGCGCATTCAGATCATCTGTCGGGCAGATACGGCTGTTAACACAGAGACACTGGCGATCCAGGTGCAGAAATTGTTGCAGTCCGAGGTTCGCGAGATACACCCTGCAAACACCAACAGGGGCAGGGTGATCATTGATCGTTTCTTCCCGGACACACTTCCGATCGTGTTTCCGCGGCTGGAAAGCAATTACTTTGAGGCGAGCCAGCATTTCGACACCGTCTTCTCTGTCGAAATGCTTGAATGAAACTCGACTGTCTGTTAGGTTACGTCAGTCCTTACTTAGGTTTTTCCAATGTCCTATGAGTTTGCCCAGGGCGATACCTTCTCGGTGTCGGGTCCGGTCTCTGTAAAGAACGCAGAGGGTGAACCGCTTGACCTCTCTACATGGAGGGTCAGCGGGCGGGTGCGCTTTGTGGATGAAGGTGACGATGTTTCAGTTCCCGCGACATGGATCGAAGCAGGGGTCACGGTGCGATTGAGCACGAACAACACCAATCGTTGGCCTTTTGGTCAGGCCGAGCTGACCTTGAAATTCACATCACCTTCAGGCGAAAGCGTTTCGACAAAAGCCGCGCATTTCGAGGTGGTGGAATGAGCACCTTTGCAAGTCAGATCAACCTCAAGCCCGATCTGGTATCCAGCGCAACGCTGACATCAGACTTCGGCTCGGGTGTCTTGGCTCTTGGCGAGCGCGATGACGAGGTTCGTCTCAGATTGCTGCCGTTCTTTATCGGTCCAAAAGGCGACAAGGGCGACCCAGGCGGTCTTGTTACCGCGCGTATTATCTCACTGTCCGGTGATGTCTCAGGCTCAGTCGCCTTTGACGGAAATTCGGATGTCACTCTCGAGGCAACTGTCATTGACGATAGCCACGAACATTCAATCCTCGACGGCGGTCATTTTTAGGAGGCCTAAATGAGTAACGAAATTCGCTTCAAGCGTCGCGTCACAGGTGCCGCCGGATCTCCGGCGTCGCTTAAATCTGGTGAACCGGCATACAACATGGTGGACGACATCATCTATGCCGGTAAGGGCGATGATGGCGGCGGTGTAGCCACTTCCATTGTGCCCGTTGGTGGCTCTGGTGCTTTTGTCAATTTGACATCCAGCCAGACGGTTGCCGGTGCCAAGACATTCTCGACGGTTCCGAAAGCATCTCAAGACGCTTCCGGGTCGACCGATCTTGTGCGCAAGTCCCAGCTTGATACCTTGCTTGGAACAAAAGCGGCAACATCGCACGCGCACGCCGTCTCTGATGTCACAGGTCTTCAGACGGCACTGGACGGTAAAGCACCCACAGCACACACGCACACGATTGCGAATGTCACCAACCTTCAGACGACTTTGGATGGTAAGAGCGCGACGGGTCACGGTCATGCGATTGCCGATGTTACGGGTTTACAGGCGGCCATTGATGGCAAGTCCGCGACAGGTCATGCGCATTTAATCGCCGACGTAACAGGCCTTCAGACGGAACTGAACGGTAAGTCCGCGACCGCGCACACGCATGCGATCGCCAACGTCACAGGTCTTCAGACGGCATTGGACGGCAAAGCAGCGTCTTCACATACCCACAGCATCGCTAACGTCACAGGTCTTCAGGCTGCAATCGACGCAAAGGCACCTCTCGCGAGCCCTGCACTGACAGGTGTTCCTACGGCGCCAACGGCTGTTGCAAATACCAACACCACGCAAGTCGCTACCACAGCTTATGTTGTAACCGCTTTGGCGGGCTTTGGTGCCGGTGACATGCTGAAGGTCACATACGACAGCACAAACAACGGCAAGGTTGATCTCGCAGAGGTCGCCGAAGCGGCACCTTGGTCTGGTATCACAGGCAAACCTTCCACATTTACACCTTCCGCACACACGCATGCCATCTCCGAGACCACTGGTCTTCAGGTGGCACTGGATGCAAAGGCGCCTCTTGCTGGTCCTGCGCTGACAGGTGTCGCAACGGCGCCAACACAGGCATCGACTGACAACTCAACGAAGATCGCGACCACAGCCTACGTGAAGGCCGTTGTGGCGGCTCTGATTGAGGCGGCGCCGACTGCTCTGGATACGCTGAACGAGCTGGCTGCTGCCATTGGTGATGATCCGAACTTCGCGACAACCGTCACGAACTCGATCTCTGAAAAACTGGTAAAAGCCAGCAACCTTTCGGATCTGACAAACGCGGTCACAGCCCGGAGCAACCTTGGTCTTGGGTCTATCGCAACGCAGAGCGCCAACGCTGTCGCGATCACCGGCGGCTCAATCGACAACATCGTCATCGACGGTGGGACTTTCTAAGTCCCACCACCACACCTCCAACTCCGGCTACATAGCCATTAACGGAGCGCCAAATGAGCAATACCTTCAAGGTCAAGCGGACAGCCACACCGGGCAAAGTGCCGCTGACAACCAATGTCGATTTGGGCGAGATCGCCGTCAATACCTATGACGGCAAGATGTTCATCAAAAAGAACGATGGCGCAGAGAGCATTGTCGAGATCGGCGGCGCGGTCATCAACGATGCAGCCACGAATGCGACACAGGCCTGGTCCTCTAACAAGATCCAGTCAGAGCTGACTGCCCTGTTTGCAGCAGGCACCACAACACCTGCTCCGCAGTTGTCCGCAACCACAGTAAGTGGAAACGAGGGCACATCAACAACAGTCAATATCTTAAACTATAACGCCGCGCATACCTACACGCTGAACAATAACGACGAGACCCATTTCAGCATCACACGCACCGGTTCGGTTCTGACCATTAACTTTCTCGCAATTGCCGCAGCAGGGGCTGCGCCGAAGATAGCAACGCTGTCCGTCTCTGCTTTTGATGGCGCAAACTATGCAACTGCTGGGAGCTCGGATATTACCGCAACCAACAATCCTGTTGATGTTCAAGATGCAGTTATTCAGGTCTCGGACTTTACTTCCGTCATTGCTACATCGCAGAACGTGACACTTGAAGGTGGGAAGCCCGCTTCAGACGCAAATGGCGCATTCATCAGAAGCACCACTTTTGCTCAGGAGGGTGGTCAGACAAACTGGCTTTCTGCAAAAGCATCCATAAGATCCGTATTGAAGAATTACAGCAACTCAGTGGCTATAAACTCCACTGGAGACAGGATCTACACGGAAGATCCAGCGTTTTTAGGGCTGACGGCGGCCAATATAGTTGACACAGACGGCACGATAAAATCAGCAACTCTAGCGCAAGCCTCGACGTTGAGTCGCAGTATGCAAAACAACCCAGCTTGGTCCAGTAGCTCAGCCTACGAACCCGCTTGGGTAGGCACTGTTTTCTCATACGCAGACGCAATTAAGTCCATGGTTTACACTAGCGATGGCAAGCATATGCTCTTTTCTTGCGCGGGCACCCCTAATTCAGGAGGTTCCTACGCACATTACATGGGCGTGGTTAAGCTAGACACGCCTTACCATCTTTACGGTGACGGAACCTTGGTCAGTATAGTTGAACAGAACACGTCCAATCTAGTGGGCGGAGCTACGACTCTTGACGGACGGAGCCTCAGTAGCGGCTCCTTTGCCTATGCTTGTAGAGGAACGATGAACAATGAGGGCACTAAGATCATTGCGACAACTTACGCTAGTGCTGGCACTCACCCTCTCTTGTATGAGCTAAACCTGTCAACACCTTATGATATTACAACAATGTCCTTGGGCAACTCTATAGCCGCTGATAGCTTCGATTATACCACTACTGAGGATGAGGCAGAGTATGTATCCGTTCCGCTGATGTCGATAGACGGAACGAAAGTTTATTACGCCTTGGGTCGAGGTTACGACACGCAAGGGTCTTGTTATGTGATCACTCTCCCGACCGCTTGGAATCTGACAAGTCCCTCTATCGTTAGGGAGCATGTAAACTCAAGTTTCGTTTTTCAGTTTACGCAAATAAGCCCCGATGGGGCATACATACTAAGCACGTATTTGCAAGACGATGGTGCGGTTTATGCCTCTTCTTATACATTCTATACCGGGGCGAGCAGAGATAGCTTGTCGGCATTGAACACTTTACCCACGCCAGTTACCACAAACGGCACTCAGCAACCCTACTACGACTTCGAAAATCATAAACCTCGCTACATAAGAGGGAATACTCATTACTACGACACTGGCAACGGAACTGTGCGAATTTTCAACGATCCGCAATACCTTGACGTTACTGCCTATACGAACAACGGGGATATTGTCTTTCTCGGATCAGCTTCGGGTGCGCCTGATATGAAAGTTCAGGTTGAAGCGGAAGCGGTCAATCTGTCCATCGCGACTCAGACTATTCTCACTGTTGATAGCACAGGTTCCTGGCTGTGGAACGGGACCGAGGTGTTTCGCAACGACACTTTCGTTCTTGGGATCTGCGACGGCGATAACTTACAGTTTGCTGTTGAGGGCTTAGATGTAGGTGTGATCGCAGATGTTGTAACTATTGACCTTACAAGGAGCTACACATAATGCCACTGATTGAAACACGGATCGTTCACGGTCCTCACTACTTCACCAAAAAGCGAACCTTCGCCGAAGAAGAGCAAACGGACAAGAAAGCCGAGCGTGCAGAGGATCTATATTCCCAGCGCGTCACGGTCGGGCTTCACGAATACGACGCAGGCGAGCGCAGCATGGACCGGATCGACCGGGTGCTGACACTTGCGAATGCCAAGATGAACGGCGCCATCGCGCAGGGTCTGACATTCCAGCAGGCATGGCAGGCGGTGTATGTTGACACTGCGGTTCCGTGGAAGATGGCAGACAACAGTATCCAGATCGTCAATGCCCAGACCTTGATGCAGGTTCAGGACGCGGCGATGGAGGGAATGAAGCAGATTTGGCTCAAGTATGGATGAACCTTGGTTCTTGCCACTTGCCAAGTTATCTGCTATTTAATAAGTCATTACTTACATAGCTCAAAGCTGAATGGAGATATTCGACATGCCGTCGTCCACTGAAAACGTAAAACTGGGTGTATGTAATGCCCTTTTTGGCGGCCGCGACCTTGGTTTTACCAAGGGCGGCGTCACTGCCGAGGTCTCGACCTCAACTTATGAAATCACAGTCGACCAGCTGGGTGACACCCCAATCGGCGAACTGATTATCGGCCGCATGGTGAAAGCCACCGTGCCGATGGCCGAAACAGCCCTGGAGAACCTGCTTGATGTTCTGCCCGGCTCCGTGCTGATCTCTGATGGCGTCAAGGCCACAGGCACAGTCACCTTCTCTGTTGCTGCACCTACCACGAATGATGCAGTCAACATCAACGGGATCAACTTCGTCTTCAAGGCGTCTCCTGTAACTGCTTACGAAGTGGCTCCAGGCGCAACCTTTACTGCTGCTGCGATCAACTTCGCCGCTGCCGTGAATGACACACCTTGTGGGTTTACCGCGACTGTTGCTGCTGGTGTCGTAACAATCACTGCCGAGACACGCGGCATCTGGGGTAACGTCACCATCACCAAGACAGCTGGCGTAAACATCGCCTTCTCAAACCCGACCGGCGGTGTTGACCCGACTGTCGCGAAGATTGCTGTCTCGACAGGTATCAACATCAACCTGAGCACAATCGGTAAGAAGCTGGTTCTGCGTCCCAAAGGCACATCCGGTGAGGATGACTTCGTCATTCTGAAGGCCGCATCTGCTGGCGCTCTGAACTTCTCCTACAACACCAATCAGGAGCGGATCTACAACATCGAGTTCAAGGGTTACGCCCTTGCAGACGGCTCGCTGCTTGAGATCGGCAACCAGAAGGCATCTGCCTAATCAATCGGGTCGGCAGTGATGCCGACCCCTCAACCTTTCCCATATAATCGGAACAGAACATGACAACCAAAGTCATCAACCTCGATGAACTCGTAGAAGAAGCCGTTCTTGCTATTGTCGTCAAAGGCAATCGTCATGAAATGTGCTCGCCAGAAGTTGGCAAGATGATCAAGCAGATGAAAATGATCGAAGACCTGGGTCTGAACCCGTCTCCGGTCAAAGAGCTTGAAGCCGGTCTCGAGATGGTTCTGGACGCTTTCCCGACATTGACAAAAGAAGATGTCGCGGTTTGGACGCTGGCGCAGGTGCAGGGGATTGTAGAAGCGATCCGCGGTATCGGCGGTGAGATTGCATCCACCGAAGAGGGCGCCGAAGACGATGTTGAGGGAAACGCCCCAAAGGCGAGCTAAAATCCTACGACATAGGATTTATGTTCGCCAAGGTCATGCGGGAATACGGCCTCTCGTTTGACCAGGTCTTGAAGCTAACGCCGCGCAGGTTCTGGTTCGTTCTTAATCAGATCAATCGCCTGCGCGCCGAAGAGAAGCTGATTGAGCTTCATCTTCTAGGTGCGGTGAACAGCGAAGAGGCCTTTGTGACGGCTCAGAAAAGTCTGACCGATCAATTAGGTCAAGTGTATGTCTGGATGCCAAAGAACATCCCGGCGGAAATAAAGGTCGATGAGATCACAGGGGAAGAATTAGATCCTGAATTTGATCGAAATGCCCTGCGCGCCATGAAGGCGCGTCTTGCGTCCGGCGGATAACGTAACCACTGACTTAGGTCCGCCAAAATGCCAGCAATTCGCGTAGAACTTCAACTCTCGGACGGTTCCTTCACCAGCGGCATGTTGCGCGCTGGTCAGTCCCTCACGTCCTTCCGTAACGAGCTTGCGCGTCTTGATCCGCATTATCGAAAGCTGATGTCTTCGGGCGCCGGTGTTGTCACATCGGCGAACAAACTCGACGTTTCCCATCGCACGCTGCTTGGCACGATGCGGGATGTCTCCATTGTTGCAGGCGGTCTGTCGATCCTGTTCAACTCACTGACCGGCTCAGGCTCCGGTCTGGTTGGTCAGATCGTCAAGATCAACGCGGACATGGAGCGCTTGCGCTTTCAGATGGAAGGCATGTCCAATGCCTCTGATCCGATCAAGGAAGCCGCAGACAACGTCAACTATCTGCGCGACATGGCGACAAAGGTTCCGTTCTCGCTGCGTGAACTGTCCACCACATTCGTAAAACTGCGCACCACCGGCATCGACCCTATGAAGGGCGCCATGAATGCGCTGACAGATGGTATCGCGGCCTTTGGCGGCACGGACGAACAGCTGCACCGGGTTACGCTCGGCATCCAGCAAATGTCTGGTAAATCTGTGATTCAGATGGAAGAGATGCGCCAGCAGCTCTCGGAATCCATGCCCAATGCGATGCAGACGATGGCGCGCTCCATGTCCGTATCTGTGCAGGAATTGGTCTCCGCGATCTCCACAGGTATGGTTCAGGCCGGTCCCGCACTGGCAGCCTTCTATGACGAGCTTGACCGCACTTACGGTGGCACAGCGCAGCGCATGATGCAGACCTTCTCCGGTCAGGTCACTCAGTTGAACGCAAACCTGCAGAAGTTGGCCACAGGCGAAGGTCTTTCTACTTTCGTCAATGTGACACTGAAGGATCTTGTCCGTGAATTGAACGCTTTCCTGCGGTCATCTCAGGGCTTCAAGATTGCAGACCAGATCGGAAACACGCTCAGTTCACTGGCGAACAAGATCGGTATTGCGATCCAGATGCTGTATCAATTCCGCGATGGGCTTGCTGCGCTTGGCAAAGCTCTTATTGCTGTTTTGATATTTCGGTCAGTTGCGGCTGGTATTGGTGCTATCTCACTTGCTCTTGCGGCCACCAAAGTAGGAATGGTCGCCTTCTCCGGTCAGATGGCTGTCGCCTCCGCTGCAATGCTGAACGCAACAATCCGGGCCAATAGTGGGGCAGGAGCCTTACTGACAATGACCGCTGCGGCACGCGCAGGTGCGTTATCACTTGGTGCTGTTGGCACATTGCTTACGGCTTTTGCACCGTGGATTGCGGCGATCGGTATTGCTGTTGCAATTGCGGCGGGGCAGTTCGGTCTTTTCAAGAATAAAGTCAAGGATGCCTATGAAGAACTGAGGGAGTTCGGCACAGAAACTCGCGAGCAGGCTAACCTGATCATTCAGGAGCGCGTCGATCAGTTGATGGAACAGCGCAAGCTGATCGAATTGACGGTCAAACGGTTGGAGAGGCAGGCCAAGGCCGCCGGCACGGGCGCAATCGCCGACAGCACCAACAGAAGCCTCGAGACCACAAAAGCAGAACTCGAGGAGCTCAACGCCGAGATTGCCGCAATCGAGGAATTTCGAGCCGATGCGATCAAGCGCGCTGGTAAAAACGAAGACCGTGAAACAACACGTCTGCTCGAAGAGGAGATTTCCGACCGCACGCTAACATCAAAGCGTGCCTATCGTGATGAAATCGTCGCGCTTGAGGAGAAGCACAAAGCGGAACTTGCGGCGCGCAGTGAGACAGGCGAGTCCCTTCTGAAGATTAACGAGCGCTACAACGCAGCACTGAACGTCTCCCGTGAGAAAGCAGCTCAGGACGAATTGGACATTCTCGATGAGCTGCGCCGTGAAACAGAAACGGCGCTGAACGCATCAACAGATCCAATTCAGAACCTGGCGGCCCAGTCCCGGCTCGACATTGTTGTGGCGATGATGGAAGCGGCGCGTGCGAAAATGATCGCGCTTCAGAATGCCGCAAATGGAATTGATATCGGCGTTAAAATTGAAAGCCTCGATGATAAGCTGAAGCGCGGCGGTGTAGAGCTGAACAATATCCTGCGCGATGTGAAAAGCCTCGAAGCTGAACTGGGTGGCGCGTCCGGTGCTGTTGCCGAGATGATGTATCGCATCGAGCGGGGCGACTTTGGCTCTCTGGAAGAGGGCACGGATGCGGTGCGCAAGTTGCACAACGAGTTGATGGAAGCCGTAAGCCAGAAAGAAATTCTCGACAAGCTGATGGAAGGTCGCACCGCGATCGAGGCAGACATCGAGCGCACGCGCCAGAGACAGATCGAGCGCCGTATGGAGCTTGAACGCCGTGCGTCCGGTCAGGAGCTGAGCGAGGTCGATAAGATCCAGCAGCGCCTTGATAGCGGCTTCTACCCAGGTCTGGGCCCAGCAAACAGCGTCAACAAGGTCATCAAGGATATTGTCGGAACTCTGAACATTCAGGGTGACACTTTGAACCGTGTTGCGACGGCGATGCGCGAGAACACATTTGGTGAAGCGACCGTAGGACGTATCAACACTGTTGAGACAGCCATTAGAAGCCTGGGCGGGGCATTGGGCATGCTCGGTGGGCACTCGATCTTTGGCGAAGGCAGTGGCGGACTGACGCCGAATTTCGCAGGTATGACCGGCGAGAGCAAACAGTCCATGCAGACCATCATCGGAATGCTGAAGGCAGAAGGTCTGACGGATAAAGTTGCGGCAGCCATGGCGGGTAACTTCAAGGTCGAAAGTAATTTCAACACCAAGGCGCTCGGAGATAAAGGCACGTCCTTTGGTTTGGCGCAATGGCGCGACCCGACACCGGGTAAGGGCCGCTGGACGAACCTGAAGAACTTCTCCGGTAAAATGGGTATGAATGAAGCTGAGCCACTGGCGCAGGTCAAATTTGCTGTGCATGAGTTGCGCACAGAATATGCCTCTTTGCTGGCGCGTATGGACCTCGCTGCCTCACCGGCAGAAGCGGCATCCATGTTCATGAAGGAATACGAGCGTCCGCACAAAGATTACGCCCATGAGGATAAACGTCGCCAGGCGGCGACGAACGCTTATTCGCTGACCAAGGGCACTCCTGCGACCGCACCTGTGCCTTTTGACACGAATATCTCCGCAAACCTGATTGCGCAGGCAGAAGAAGCCACACGGAATTACGTCGAACAGCTTGCCAAAATGAGGACTGTCGATACCGGCCTCACCGAAGGAGAGTTCGCGCAAAGCCGCAACGAGTATCTCGACAAACTGGCAGCCGGAAAGACAGCCGCGACACAGGACACAGAAAATCTGGGCGCGAACTACCGTGAGCTGATCGAGGCGATCGAGACCGGTAAGCTGGGTTCCGAGCGGTCGATTGACGCCGGTATTTACAAAGACTTGCTGGCTGCCGCACAGCAGCTGGACGATGTCGAGCGTGACGCCGCTGGTCGGCGCAAGGCGCGCACCGACAGCACACGCGAAGAACTTGAGCTTGAGAAGCAGCGCACCGACATCAACCGTCAGTTGGCGGAAGCACAGGCGCGCGCTGCAAATCCTGATTACGAAGGTATGACCAATGACATGGTCAAGCTCAATGAGCAGCTTGATCAATATCTGGACAACGTCAGACGCGCTTATGGTGAAGACAGTGCCGCCTATAAGCAGGCACTTGATACCAAAGCCAACATGCTGAAGGATCAGACGCGCCTCGAGGCAGCAGAGCGCACCGCAGATGCCAACCTCGCACGGCGCCAGATCCTCGATACGACAATGACCAAGATGCAGCTTGCGCGCACCGAGATGCAGCGCGAGATGGATATGGTCAATCGCACCGTTCAGATGAAGCGTGCGGCGGGGGAGTCCGAGATTCAGATCACTCGGTTCGTCGAGGAGCAGAAAGCAGCGATCCGGCAGAAATACGAAGCCACACTGAACCCGCTGGCGGGACAGATGCGTGAATGGCGCGACTTGCAGGGTCAGTTGGTTGAGAAATCGACCCAGTGGACAGACAGTCTTGCAAGTGGTGTTACGGGTCTGATTACCGGCACTGGTGATCTGAAGTCCGCTATCGACGGTATGCTGAGTGATGTCGTCAATATGGGCGTGAAGTGGATGTTCTCGTCCTTCGCAGGCGGCAAGACAAGCGATGTCGGCGCGAAGCTCGGCGGTGCCAAGGGCGGTGCCGGCGCTGGTGGAAAAATGCCGTTTCCGATGAAGCACTCAGGCGGTATCGTTGGTGCCTCTTCGGGTCTCAGAACGAAAATGGCATCTCCGATGATCTTCGCCGGCGCACCGCGGTATCACTCAGGTGACATCATTGGTGGAATGGGTCTGGGACCGCGTGAGCGCCCCATTATCGCAATGGAAGGCGAAGGTGTGTTCACCAAGGAGCAGATGTCCGCACTGGCGCCTGTTGGGGCTCTCACAGCGCAGGGCATCCAGATCAGCGCACCGATCAGTGTTGCGGGATCAGCCGGAACAAACGAGCAGAACGAGGATCTGGCCAAGCGCATGGCGATCCATTTCGAACAGTCGATGAAAAGCACCGTGGCAAGCGAAATTCGCAGCGCAATGCGCCCCGGCAACGTCCTGAACCGGAGATAAGAGATGGCACTTGCGACCTTCAATCCTTCGATCCGTCCCTCACCGGGCGGGTCGCGCAGTCCAGAGGTGAACCTGATCACATCCGGCTTTGGCGATGGTTACAGCTTGGACATGCCAAATGGCCTGAACCACATTCGTGCCGTCGTTTCTCTGAAGTGGGACGCGCTGACCGAGGTTCAAATTCAAGAGCTGCGCCAGTTCTTCGAAGATCAGGGCGGCTACAAGGTTTTCCTGTATCAACCATACAGCTACCCCGCGCCTTTGAAATGGACGTGCAAGGAGTGGTCTGACAGTGGCACGGCGCCTTTCAGCTTCACGGCAAAGCTGCGGCAGAGCTTCAACCTGCAGGTTTGATGCCCCTTGCTTATAAGTAACAAGTGACTTATTATCCGTGACATCCAGAGGGTGCCATGCCAGATATTAATTCCGAAATTCAGAAGCTCGATCCGAGCGCGCTGATCCAGCTGTTCCAGCTCGACTGCACGTCAGTTGGTGGACCTGTTTTGCATTTTTCAATGTCAGCAGAGGTTGACGGACCAGTCGTCTTTGGCGGCACGTCCTACACGGCCATCGACATCTCTTTCGAGGGCATGGAGACGACCGGCGTTGGGGCATTGCCGCAGCCCAGTTTGATCTTGGCAAACACCGACGGTTTGATCCAGGCGGCGGTAAACACCTATGGCGATCTGAACGGTTGCGAGCTGACCCGTGTGCGCACCTTCGCGCGCTTTCTGGATGGGGCGCCCGAGGCAGATGACACGTCCTTCATTGGGCCGGATATTTTCAAGATCGAGCGCAAGTCAGCCGATCTTCCCGAGAGCATCACCTGGGAGCTTTCCGCGGCGATTGATCAGGAAGGCGTTATGCTTCCGGGTCGCGCCGCCGTGCGCAACACCTGTCTGTTTCAATACCGTGCCTATAACGGCGTTGATTTTGACTACACCAATGCCGAGTGCCCTTACACAGGGGGCACTTTCTGGGATGAGTTCAATCAACTGACCACTGACAAGTCGAAAGACCGTCCGGCACGTAACAAGACCTGCTGCACAAATCGCTTCGGCGTAGGTGCGCGTCTTCCATTTGGCGGCTTTCCAGGCATGGGGCGGTCAATATGATGAACCTCAAAGAAGCCTTTGACGCTGCAAAGCGACACGCACGCGATGAATACCCCCGTGAGAGCTGTGGGCTCGTCGTTGATGACGGATACGTGCCCTGCGTGAACACAGCGCGCCCCGTAGACACGCATGAAGCTAA